AGAATACCGTAGAATCAACAAGGTCAGGTACCATTAAATTAAGGCAAGCAGAAAATGATGATGACGGTTGGGAGCTTACAGTCAACATAACTCAGAATGCTGCAACAATTACTTATGAATACGTATTTAATTTGGGGTAATAAAAATACAACACCATTCTGTATTTAATGTATAATTAACCTAAGTATTAATCTTTAAAACCTTACAATTATGGGAGTAGAAGTAAAAGGTGCCGGCGATGGCGTTGTAATCGCGGACAGAGGCTGTAACGATAATTGTTGCTGTGGTAATCGTAATTCTATTCTGGTTGGGGCTCCGGATGGGGTGCCGTCGGGGGTGCATTGGTAGGTGGTGGCTTTGGTGCTGCTGCGAAACCAAAGGCTTGATTAAAGAAGTAAAATCTGACTTGGCTCTTCAGTTGGAACGTTGCTGCTGTGACCTCAAGAAGGGCCAACAGGAAATCAAGTGTCTCATCGAGAATACTGCAAAAGACCAGGAGATTGCCCGCCTTAATCGAGTAGTAGATGCTCAGAGAGACCAGAATATTATCAATCAAGTTGTGGCTGCCTTAAAAGGTACAACTACACCGGCTCGGTAATTTTTAATTTGCTGGGATGATTAAAAAGGAGTGCATCTATTTTAGATGCACTCCTTTTTTCGTTTTAACACATTAACTAAGGAATTATGGAACAACAAGAACAACTCACCGAATTTAAGATACAACTAGCATTACCTGCTCCAAATATAGAGGTTGCTCAAGAAGTAGCAAACAAAGCTCAGGTACTCATTAATCAATTTGGATACTATCAATTTCTAAAACTGGTAGACTTCATGCAGAAGAATCCAGGTGCAGTATCATTCGGTTTAAACTTAATAAATAGAAAATGATTATGGAAGAATTGATTTTTCAGAAAGTACAAAAGGGTGATATGATTTTCACCTTAGAGAAAGATCGTCGGTCTGGTTATCCAATCTTTGACCAAGCAAGAGTTTTAAAAGTTGGCGAAAGTAAACCAATGGCCTCAAATGGTAAAGAAGGTTTTGTTAACAGTATCGAATTAGTGATACAAGATTCAATATCTCAAATTACCATTTATTTACCAACTAATGTAAATGAAGGTATTTATAATGGTACCTATTATACGACCAATCTCGATAATATCATTAATGAGGTATCAATGCAGAAACAGAATGCTTTAAATATTTTAAATAACAAAGCCAAATTTGAGGCCGTTGTTTCTGAATGCGATAATATTCTTGGTTTAATTAATAATCGTTCAGAATCACCTCGTAATCCTGCTCCAGATTTCGAAGAATTTAAGTTATCCATGAATGAGAGGTTAACTAACCAAGAAACCCTTTTATTAAGGATTGCTCAAGAATTGGGATTAGATAAACCTAAACAATAATAAGAATTATGCCAAGTAAGTCGGTTAATATTACACTATCGACTCCAATTGGTCCTCTAGAAATATACGTAGATAAACGAGAACAAGCTCGTGCAGAAAGGTTGATTGCTAAAACTCCAAGTATCTTAACTAAGGGTTATGCGAAAGGTACAGAAAAGTTTGGTAATCAACTTCTTCGTATAGTAAGACGAAGTTTGAATACTGGTGTACCTCCAAGAGGTTCCGGAGTATCTTGGCCACCACATGCTCCTGGTACCATAAAGAAGTATGGGGACCATACCATGCTAAATCTTACTGGACAATATGCCAGGTCAGTTACTTTAGTAAAGGGTAAGAAAAGAACTTTCGTGGGTTTACCAATTGGAATCAAGAAGATTACTTATACTGGTAAGACTTCAAGAAAAACTTTGAATCAGATAGCTATCATGTTAGAGTATGGTAGTAGAGATGGTAATTTACCACCTCGTCCTCTCTGGGCTCCTGCATTTAAGGCTGCTGGTGGAAAAGCTGCCTTACAAAAGGAAATACGTAATGAAGTTAGAAAAGAAATAAGGAGGATTATATAATGGCAGTAGATTTTGAAATATCTTCATTATCCGGAACTGGTACTGCAACTATTAGGGTAAAGCCTAAGGCAGTAAACGAAGATATGAATAATATAAAAGAGCAGGTTCTCAAGGTAGTAGTTCAGGGTGTAGAAAGGGAAGTAACTCTGGTACAAAAGGCCGCTCCTAAAATAGTAGAGACCTGGAGAACTTATTTTAGTATCACTCCAGAAACCACTTCCCATACTTTCGATGGTACTAAAAGGGGTGAGACCCTAGAAATAGGTGTATACAGTTACCAACAGAAGTTTATAGATAATAAGCCTCAAGATGAATATCGTGCTGTAGATTGGAAAGTTGAAAGCTCCTCAGATTGGTTAGAGGTAACCCAAGAAATTGGAGAAGCTAATGCTGCAGGTAAGCTTACTATCAAAACTAAATCTACTAATCAAGATCACAACCCAAGTAACTATGACCCCTTGGAAAGAACTGCTATAGTTAAGATTATCTCACAGCAAGAACCTAACACTGAGATAGTTTTAAATATAACTCAATCTCCAGGTACTAGAACTACTAAGTATGGCTTTGAACCAACCCCGAATATACCATTCCCAATTGGTCAAAATACTAGTACTGCTCAGATTAGTAATGTAAAGGGTTATCAGTACTACCTTATCAACGGTATTCAAGTTGCTAAATTTGTAAAACAATTTAAGATAACCGATATAAGTAAGACAATAGAGGGTCAATTCCCTGGAGTTATTGGTTCTGAACCAATACCTTTTAAAGTATGGCTTACCGATTATCCTTCAAATATTGCTACTCAATGGGTTAGTGAATTAAATTGTGTTGGTCATTTACAAACCATACTGAGTGGTTTTGGAGGTATTCAGGTAACTTATAATGGGTATATTAATGACAATGGCAATCAAAGTGTTCAGTTAAATATTAGATTAGGACTTTAATGGTAAACTCAGAAGAAATAGTAGAAAGAACTTTTTATATCTCTCTACTTAGTACAATGTTGGAAATGGGTCTTACCTTAAACCCAGAAGACTTCTTACCTTTGTCTCAAGAAAACGAAAAAAGATTTCAAGAGGCAATCAAAGGTATGAAGAAGTTCATACCTCTTTTTGGTATAGGGAATAACCAAGTAAAAGGCCCAAAGACTCTCCCAAGAATAATCATAGAACTACAAGGTTATTATGCTGGAGATATTGGTGTGAATAAATACATCATTGGTGATAAACTTGAGGATGGTAATTACCAAGCTTCAGAGTTTCCTTATGAAACAAAAGATATTACCATAGATGTACATCTAGTTTCTCAAACACAAGCAGATATGAGGTTGCTACATACAATCTTATATACTGGCTTACCTGCTAGAGGATACGTGAGACCATACTTCAATGACTTAGAGGAATGGGAAAAGGGCAGGCTTGCTCCCACCGGAAACCTATTCATTGAGATTGGTAATTATTATGACCATCCAGATGTAGAACATGGTATACTTGAGAAGGTATACACTTATGTATGTAAAGATGGTATTCTTCCAGAAAAAGCTTTGGGAGAAGGTACTCTTACACCTATCAAGGATATATCAGTTCTTATTGGATTGTTAGAACAAAACGAAAATGAAATGTTAGAGTTAAAAGTACCTAAGGTATAGGTACAATACTCTAGGGTATAAATTAAACAAGTAATTAACTTTAATCACAATAGAATTATGCCAACTTCACCTCACATTGACTTTAAGTTTAAGAACAACAATGTTCTTCAAACTACTCCCATGTTAGGAGTTTCTTGTGTATTGGCTAGAACTACTAAAGGTCCATACGATGATCCTTCAGAAATCATCTCTACATTCTCTCAGTTCCAAAGAATCTATGGTTCTGAAATTGTACCCGATGGTTCTGTATCAAATATCGAAAAGGCTTTGCAAGGTGGTTCTAAGCTTCGTGTTATTCGAGTACTTGGCAAAGGAGCTACTCAAGGTACAGTAACTGCTTCTTCGGCTGCGGCAAGAAAAGCTAAAGATTCAGAAGATGGGATTTCAGTTGCTTCTGCTGTACCCGACTCGGCTAAACCCTCTGCTCTGATTACTTTCAAATCAGGTAGTACTACCTATAGTTTTGGATTAGTAACCAAGGGATATGGAGATCCCATTGGTAGTGCAGATACTTTCCAGGTTGGTTTTTATAAGCAAGCTAATACCTTGTATTATAAAATCTATTCGGCTAATGGGCAAGTACTTGAACAGGGTCCAGTAATAACCTACAAAACTGCCGATGATAACAATAATACTTCGGTAGATTACCTTGCTCTTAGTGCATTTGCTAAGAACTCGGAATATATTAAGCCGGTAATTACTGCAGGTTCCTCTTTTGAAAACCTAATTAAGTGGCTTACCGATGATATCGACGGTACTAAGAATGCTATCACTATTACCGTGGGAGATGCTGCACCCTCCGAAACAGAGAAACTGTTTAATGGTACTATCGGTAGTGCAGGTTCCACTCCAACTGCCGAAGAATGGATTGCTTCACTGGACTTGGTAAGAGACTACACAGACTTCTACCAATTGTTTATTTCACATATCTCTCAACACTTGGAACAAGATTCAGAGGTACTCAAAGTATACAAGGCTGCTGCTGATATGGCAAAAGAACTGATGGAATGGGTACTGTATATCGAAGTTCCCAAACATTTAACCCATTATACTCAAGGTACTCAGGCAAGAGATTACAAAGCTCAGGTAACTTGGGTACAGACTTGCCTTGGTACTGTAGGTAACTCTAAGTACATTGCCTACTTTGGTGGTGGACTTAAGTACTACAACGAAAACGGTAATCTTCAGGATTCCGATGTAGTGGGTACTATTGTTGGTTTGGGAGATGCCTCTGCTACTCAATATGGTCCTTGGAAATCCTTTGCAGGTATGAACCGAGGAGTTATTGGGGATGCAGTTGGTCCAGTATGCCCTAACTATGGTTCTCCTTCTCGATATAACGAACTGAACACCCTTGCTCAGAATTATATCAATGAGATGGTAATCAAAGATACTCCAGATGCAGGTAAGCAAACCATGCTATGGCATTGCTTCTCTTCTCAAGTGAAACAGGATTCTGAAAGGTTCCTTTCAATTGTAAGATTGAATCTCTATCTGAAGAAGTTCCTTCGCCCGGTACTCAACAAGTATATCGAAGAACCAAACGTTTGGAGTACTTGGAAGAGAATCTGGTTGGAGGTTAAACCTACACTGGATTCATTGGTAGATGAAGATGCTATGACCGAGTATACCTGGATGGGTGACCAAGATGCAACTTCTTGGGATGACCTTTCGGTTAATAACGAAGCAGATGCTCGTCAGGGTAAGTACCGTGCTATCCTTAAGTATAAGGATGTAGTTCCTATGCAAGAGGTAACTATGGAGATTGTAATCGATGCAGCTTCTAAGGCAGTATCAATCGTAGAAACAAGTAATAACTTATAAACTCATAACACAATGGGAGCAAAAGTAAAAAACCCACGGAAGAAATTCTTGTGGAGCATCATGTTCCCCAAACACCCTATCAATACTTATCTATTCCAAAGTTGTACTTTGCCAGATATTGAAATTGACCAGGTTGCTCATGGGGACGTCAATAGAGACGTTAAAACTGCAGGTAGGGTTACTATAGGTAATCTTATTGTAGAGAAACTTATGACTACTGCAGGTTCAGACACATGGCTTCATGATTGGCTTTATGCTTGCCAAGACCACATAGTTGGTGGAGGTTTGGTACCAAGTCAATATTGGGAAACGGCTATTGTAAATGAACTTGCCGAAGATGGAGTCTCGGTTCTTAATACCCACGTCTTCGAAGAGGTATGGCCATGTAAGATTACCGGCTTAGACTTGGACAGAATGGCTTCAGAGAATACCATTGAGTCCATAGAGTTCTCAGTTGGTACTGCAGATAAATACTAATTTCTTAGTCTATTTTCACTAAGATTCGGTGGAGGGGTGGGATTCCTGTGATAGGAGCTCACCCCTTTCTTGTTGTTATACGGAGTACTATGAACATTTGTAAACATTAAATATATCAAATTATGGAATTTAGAACATTTAGATTTACCGGACCTTCTGGTTTCGAATATGAAATCAGAGAACAGAATGGTGCTGATGAAGATATCCTCAGTAACCTTTCAGACATGAAGACTTTGATGAACCTTACCAAGTTCATTGCAGCAATTGTAATTAGAACTACGGCTACCCCTAATGGGAAATTAACCGTAGATGATGCCCTTAACTTACCAGTCAATGACCGTTATGCTATTATCTTTAATTCTCGTATCTTCTCTTTGGGGGATGAGGTAGAATTTGAATATGATTGGGGCAAAGAGAATGGAGGTAAAGTTACTTATGGCCAAGACCTTCATGAGTTCCTTTTCGATTACGGTACTGCTCCAACTGAGGATGATTTGAATCAAAAGCCCGATGCTATCCCTTACTATCCAGAAGGGGTTAGATTGATAAACCATGAATATGTTCTCTCCTCTGGCAAGAAGATTAAATTCGATTGTATGACGGGTAAGGGAGAACAAGAGTTTATGAAGTTGCCATTGGATAAGCAAACTAAGAATGCTCCTCTTCTTTGCCGTAATCTTCACTTAGAGGTTGATGGTAGTTGGGAGAAGGTAGAAAACTTTACTCCGTTTACTGCAAAAGATATGGCTGAGATGAGAAAGCATATCTTATCTATGGACCCCATTTTCAAAGGTGAGTCTCACATCACTAATCCAACCACTGGAGAGGAAAGAACTTATCCTATAGTTTGGGCACCGAATTTTTTCTACCTGACGGAAGAGTAATGTTAGAGAGTGATTTTGTTTATATCACCAGAGCCGAGATAGCCTTAGACTATTTCGGCTTTTTACGTCTTCCGTATCGAATAAGGAAAATATTCAAGGAAATGGCCGAGCAATATTATAAACAATTAAAGAAAAGAAAATAAATTATGAATACCAGTAGGAGTATAGTAGAGGTCGGTGTTGCCATGGTTTTAAAAGACCGATTCTCTCAAGAAGCTGGCAAGATATCTGGGTCATTCAGAACAATGATGAATGATATGAATACCTGGAATAGAGGTATACAGATGTCAGCTTCTAATACAATGGACTTCGGAATGCAGCTCGTAGGGGGAATGGCAAGGGCCTATAAATACTCTGCGGGTGTTCAGAATGAAGTTTGGACTGCTTCGAAAATTGCTGGTGCTACCATTGCAGAACAAAGAGAGATGTTACAATTGGCAAAAGACGTCAATGAGATAACTCCTCTTACTGCTTCGGATGTTGCATCAGGACAAAGGTACCTGGCTATGGCAGGTAATAAATTCGATGCTATTAAGGAAATGATTGGGCCAGCATCTAAGCTGGCTTCAATCTTTACTATGCCAGTGGGAGGTAAAGGTGGTGTAGCTGACTTGATAACTAATATCATGTCAATGTACCAAATCCCAATGACCGAAGCCGCTAGAGTAACCGATGATTTATATACTGCAGTTACTAATGCAAATATATCTTTGCAGGACTTAGCCCAGTCCATATCCTATGCAGGAGCAGATATGGCAACTGCTGGAGTAGACCTTAGGCAAACTGCTGCGGCCATTGGTGTATTGGGAGATATGGGTATACAAGGTTCTATGGCTGGTACCTCTCTGGCAAATATGATACGTTATTTACAACTATCTCTTGTTAACCAAAAAAAGAAAGGCTATAACGCTTTAGCAAACATAGGCTTAAGTCCGGATGAGTTTTTCGATGCTCAGGGTAACCTTATAGATCTTTACACCATCTATCAGAAATTTGCCAAGGCGGCAGTAGACTTACCTTCACGGATAGAAACACCAACCTTCTTCAATATCTTTGGTGTTCGTGGTAATCGAGGCATGCTTCCAGTACTTAGAGATATTGCTTCTGGTAGAGATAAGATGGGTAAGATACTTGCAACCTATGATCAAAACATGGGAGCAGTAAATCGACTTAATGAAGAACGTCTTAAAACTGATGCGGGTGTTATTGACCAATTCGAATCAAGTTTAGAAAACTTAACCGTTACTGCAGGAGCGGCTTTGGGTAGAATATTTACCCCAGTACTTAATGTGGGTACTTCTATCATCACAGTAATAAATTCTATCTCTGAAACTTGGGCTGGTAGCTTTGCTCTTAGAGTAGGGGCTACAGCAGTAGTAGTTGGTACCATCGTTGCAGGGTTTAATACTGTGAGAGGTATTATAAGGTCGGTTGGATATTTACAAACTATTGCCACGGCTTCTACTGAGGGTATGTCTGCAGCTGCCATAAAAACTAATACACAGTTTGCCATCATGGAAGCACACATGGTAAGTATGGTTAATCTTATGAGAACCATGGTTCAATTACAAATGATGTCAAGTGGCATTGGTATGAACTCTGCAGGTAGATTCTATAATACCAAGACTGGTAGGTTTGTTAAGACTCCTAATCCTGGAGTTCCTTTGGCAACCTCAATGGCAGGTAATTTAGCTGGAGGTGCATTAATGGGTGCAGGAGCTCAAGTTGGTAGTCAAGTAGTTAAACAAGGTGCAATAAAAGGCTTGACTTCAATAGGAGGTAGACTTTTGGGATTACTCGGGGGGCCTTGGGGATTAGCAATTACTGTAGGCCTTCCCTTATTAGTCGAGGTAGGCAGTAGTCTCATAAAATCCGTAGATAGGAATACCGAAGCTCAGAATAAAGAAGACCCCTCTGCAATCAGGGCCCAAAATGAAGAGAGATTCCTGAATGCAATGAGAGCAGCTATCAGAGATGGATTAAAAGACGGTAAGATTAATATCAGTGTAGATGGTGAGATACTGGGAGATTATTCTTTGGGTTCTCAACAAGATTATACTGGAGTAGCATTAGGGTTATAAAACTAAAGTACTATGGCTAGAGTATTAAATAAATCAGCAGGTAAGGTTGTTGAAAAGTATAATGATCTTACAAGAGATACGGCCGGTGTTCTTACTGGTCCTTTAAATAAATTATGGAGAGCTCGGATATTACTTAACCGAGCTACTTCATTTCTTCCGAAAGATGATGCTCCAAAGGGCAAACTCTATACCCCAAATGAGGTAATAGGCGAAGCTCAAATATCATCCAAGAATCCAATCCTAAACAAACAGCTTCAGGCTAAATGGAGACTGGAATTACAATTTCCAAGATTAGAAGAAGGTGAAGGGGTAGACCCAGCAAAGGGAAATAAGAATACTACTAATTACCGAAATTTCGAGGCTAAAGCCGATGTTATATATCAGAATGAAGTAAGGATATATAACATGACGGTTAACCCTACTCAGTATATTACCCTACAGAATAGACCTCCAGAATTGGACTTTAGGGGAGAAACTACATGGGCAACCATTAAATCTATGGGACGTAATGTACCCATGTATCATTTTACTGGTGCTGAGGACATTATTCAATTCAATGTATCTTGGTACTGTAATGATCCAGAAAATCCAGATGAGGTAATTAATAAGTGTAGGTTATTGGAGGCCTGGACTAAAGCTAACGGTTATCAAGCTGCTCCCCCGATTGTTAAGATAGAGTGGGGAGATTCTGGTATATTCGATAATCATTATTACATCCTTACTTCAGCAACTTATACTCTGAAGAATTTTCAGAATGGGTATAGAATAAGGGTACCTGGAAAACCAGCTACTTTTGGTAATGGTAGGTTATTACCTGCAGCAGCAACTCAAGAATTGATTTTCAAGAGAGTGAGTGCATATAACTTATCTTATGGAGACTTTATAAATTCTGATTCACTTAAAAAGACGGGAGGTATTAAATATGATTGATGTTAACCAATATCTGATAGGAGCTAGTCCTTATAATAATGCTTATGCTCTAAATTATGGGGATGGAGATTACTCTTTAGAAGCTCCAGTACTTTCTGTACCTTCATCTCCAAATGATATTCAACATACAGTTAAAGATGGGGAGACTTTACAGAATATAGCTTATAGGTACTATGGTGATTCTGGTAAATGGTATCTTATTGCAGAAGCTAATGGTATACTAAATCCTTTTAAAGAGGTAGAAAGTGGAACACTTATAAGAATCCCAGCTTATGGCAGCTAAACAAAAACCCATATTATATAACGGAATGGGCCAACCATACTTGGCTTTATTCGATTTTAGAGGTATGCCGATAATGAATCCCATTACTGGTATACCTCTTGGAGCTTATATTAGTACCTGGAATTATAGGTATGATGAAGAGAAAGAAAATCTTGCTACAATTACATTTGATACTGGAGACCCAGATACTGTAGATATAGATGCTTTACAAGAAGGTAGTGTGATATGCTTACAGTGGGGATACATATACCCGGATGGTCAGTTTATATCAGGCCCTATTAAAACTATTAAAGTTAGGGACTTCGAGGCAAAGTTTGATTCTACGGGTACTCATGTAACTATCAAGTGTATAGACTCTGTTGGTGATTTAAGATATCAGCCTCCCTATAATTTCTCTGAAGCTTCAGAGAATAGTTTATCTTCGTATTTAGATGGGGGTTGTGATAATGGTGTAGGTGTAATCATAGAAATTTTTCAGTAATGGAACAACGAATAATAAGTAATAAAGTATATGAGTCACTACAAGTACCTACTGAGAATACTCGTACTACTACTGGAAAGGTACTTTATGCTAATAAATACAGTGGAGTAGCAGAAGTGGCTATGCCAGAAGATTTGAAGGCCCTAATTAATAGTGACTTTGGGTTAGTTGGCAAGAATATCTTAGTTCAATTAGAACAGAAGATGAGGGGTTATACTAATGGCCCTTGGTATATAGATTCAAGAGATAATGTTATCTATATACACAATAGGAAATTTCATGAAGAGCCGGTAACTGTTTATACCTATCAGGGTGAAAATGGAGAAGTACTGAGTGTTAGTTTTGCTACTCAAAAAGTAACCAAGAGAGTTAAAGCTACTCTTTCTCCTGCTATTAATCCAGAGAGTAAAGATTTAGAAGTATTAAGTACTGGGATCGATGATACCGAAAAATTACCTGAGATAGTAGCTAATGAGGATAATGGTGTATATTATAGGAATTGGAATACTTCAATAGGTAAATATGGTGCTGAAAATAATCCTCAAGATATACCTACTATTATGGAGATGAGGTTAAAACATACTCTAAATACTGACCCTAATTTAAAAGCTTCAATGGAAGCTAGAAGGCAGTTGAATGACAAATGGAATCAGGATGTAGCTGAATATTCTGCTTCTAATCCAGCTGAAGCATATAGACAAGGTAAGGAAAAATTCCTTAACGAACTCAGTACGGATCAGGTAAGAAGTATCATAAACAAAACCATTCAAAGAGAAGAATTTCCTGCTGATAGACGTGCAGCTTTAAATTCAGCCCTTAAAAATGTAGTTAATGGTAAGGCTCTAGATGAGGATATATATAATATCCTCAAAAATGAAAGATACCTTTTTGAGGGTAAAGAGCAAATGGAATTCATGGTTATAGAAGACTTGGATCCAAGGGATTTTGACCCAGAGCATACCCCTAAGGGTGGAGCTAATGCTTGGGGATTAGAAGATGAAGAAAGTGTTTATCGTGGTATATCGGCTTTGAAGAAGGGTCCTTATACTATGGTGATTGATGATACTCCGGTTATCAAATATAAAAACCCCTTAAATAAGAGTTTGGGTATTTATAGTGTTACAGTAAAAGTTCAGCATTGGAAAAAAGCTAATGTTGAAATACCCTTGTATAAACTCTACCATAATTTATTCAGTAGATATGGGGGGATAGATAAATGGGCTTGGGCAGCTAATGCTAATGCTAATGGTGGTTTAAAGTATACAGAGAGTAAACTGGTTTGTCAGATGCAAGTTGTTGGGAGACCCTTATTAGCTTCTTCTCAGGTATTAATCTTAGAGAATGTAGGTAAACGATGGTCTGGTCCTTGGTATATAAAACAATGTACCCACTCTATGGATGCAGGTCAGGGATACATAACCAGCTTAGAGCTAGTGAAGAACTCCAGTAGGGCCGGTTCTACTACTTCTAAGACTGGATTATCCACTCAAACAGTCGTAGCTAATGATGCTAAAGCTAATGCTGTAACTTCTAAGGGTAAAGATAAGAAGGCTTTAAGTAATATTAACGAATTGGATTTGAGTTGGACTTATAATGAGGTTGCCTATTTCATTGAATCCGGTATTATGGATAAGGAAGGAAATGTATTGGATGTTAAACGTAGGGATGAAATGGCTCGGAAGAAGGCTTATTATACTGAGGTATTAGCTAAGACTCCAATCGAGAAAGCAGAAGGTATAGCGGTAAGTTCTGGTAGTTTAACTACTTCTTCTGGTAAGGTAATACCTGGAAAAATAACTATCAAGGATATTCAAGTACCAGATGATTATTGGGTTAAATTCGATTATATGGAAGTAGCTATAAAGAAATTCAAAGAATATATTAAGAATAAGGGAGTGAGGTAATTATGGGCTATGAAACTGCAAAGATAATAACAGAAGAAGGATTAGAGGGTCTTGGAAGGTACTACTCTATTTATCGAGGGATAGTTGTTGATAACAACGATGTCGAAAAAAAGATGAATAGGGTAAAAGTATGTATACCAGAAGTAATGGGAGGTACTTTTGCTTGGGCTTTACCAAAAGGCCAACATGGTTCAATAAGCAATGGCTTTAAATTCTTAGCTCCCAAGATAGGAGATATAGTATTCATTACTTTTGAATTTGGTGATCCCACTAAACCTTTATGGGAATACCATGGTTGGGGTATGAACCAAGTACCCCAACCATTAGATGGTCCAAATAAAATGGGGATAGTTACTCCTGAAGGTAACCTGATTATAATAGATGATGATAATGGAAAACTAAATCTTTACTTTAATGGTGATATATCGGTTTACTCAGAATCTAATGTAGTGGTATCGGCTAACAAAGATATAAACGTATCTTCTGGTGATTCAGTGATACTTAATACTGGAGAAAATGGTGGAGTAATTAACATTGTTCAATTAACCAAAAAATTAAATCAAACCATTCAAGAACTAGAACAACTTCGTAGTATGTTTAACTCTCATGTTCACTCGGGAGTAACTACCGGACCTGGTTCTTCAGGTCCAACTTTAACTCAAATAACTAAATCTTTCTCACAATTCGTTGTAGACGATTATGAGGATAAAACCTGCATACACTAATGGAAAAGAATTACTTTACAGACTTAGTTGGTATAGGTGTAACCTATCCTATCCAACTTACAACTAATGAAAAGGGTGAAAGAGGTTGGTACCCAGTAAATGGGGATTTCAAACTTATCAGAGATAATATAAGTTCGATATTATACTATATGATAGGTCAGAGATTTCGACAAGAAAACTTTGGTAGTAAACTATGGCAATGTATTGAGGAACCAAACTCACAAGCCCTAAGTTTTATAATTAAAGAGTTTTTAAAACAAGCCATAGGTGCATGGGAACAGAGAATAACATTCCAAAATATCACAGTTACTAGAGTTGATGCAAAAATACACATAGAAGTAGCTTATGTAATAAATGGAACAAATTCTAGTCAGTACCTCGATATCACCTATGATAAGTCAGATAATTCATTAAATACACAATAATATGGGAATCACAAATAAATGGCTTAACCCATACCAGAGGTCTTATCAACAGATTAAGGCCAAGCTGGTTGAATCCCTTATGGGGCTTAAGGACCCTCAGGGTCAGAAACTCATAACGGATTATTCGGAGGGGAATATCTTAATTATCATCCTCTCTTTGTTTGCGGCAATTGCCGAAGTACTCCACTATTATGTAGATAATATGGCAAGGGAAACCTTCCTATCTACTGCAAGAAGGTATGATTCGGTAGTTAAACATGGAGCTCTGGTAGATTACCATGCTCGAGCAGCGATTGCTGCTACAGTAGATGTAATCTTATCCAGAAGTATTACTGGTAATTCCATTGGAGCTAAATTAACCATACCTCAAGGAACTCTATTTACGGATTCCAGTGGTAACTCTTGGTTATCTGCTAGAGATGTAACTTGGTATTCAAATGTAACCACATGTAAAGTATCTATAATTCAACATGAGAAATATACTGCAAGTGCTCTTAATAATATGCTAATACCTACTGGAGACAGGGTAATAGTTCACCTTGGTACATTGCCTAATGGTAAGTACTATGAACAGGGCTCTATGTCTTTACAGATAGGTGGAGAAACTTGGGTATTGGTAGATACCTTTGCAAAATCAAAGCCAACGGATAAACACTTTATGGTTTCAGTAGATGAAGCTCTTAACCCTTACATAATGTTTGGGGATGGAACTTTCGGTAAGAAACCTGCAGCAGGTGCAAAGATAACCAATGTAGTATTCTATTTAACCAATGGTTCTCAGGGTAACGTAAAGAGTAATACTATTACATCCGTACCCTCAATCATTTCTTCTTCAATCACTGATGCTACTGTAAGTAATGCTTATGATGCTGGAGGAGGTTCAAACTATGAGAACTTTACAATGCTCAAGGAACATATACCTTTGAGTGTAAAGACTCTGGGAGTAGCCATTACTAAGGAGGACTTTGAAAGCTTAGCTATGTTAGTAGATGGTGTAAACAAGGCTAAAGCCGATTATGAATGCGGTAGAAAGCTTACAGTATACATTAGCCCCGATGGTGGAGCTGTTGCATCTTCTGAATTAATAAATAGGGTATACAACCTATTATCTCAAAGGGCTCCTATGACTACTTGGTTGAAGGTTAAGTCTGCAGGTAAGGTTCAGATTATTCTAGAGATGGGTGTTACCGGTAAGAAGTCTTATAAGACTGCAGAGATACAAACTCAAATTCTTACAGCTTTATACAATGCCTATTCTCCAGAGCAAGCTCAGATAGGTGGAAGCGTAAGGGTATCAGACATCTATGCCCTAATAGATAACCTATCAACTGTAGATTACCTTCACCTTACTAAGTTCTATATTAAACCCTGGCCTACTACCATTTATGGTAATAAGGAATTAAACCTTGGCCAATTTAAATTGAACAAGGCAAAGGGTTCTATGACTTACTACATAACCTTCAATTCCTCAACTACTTTTACAGTACGTTCAGTATCTAATGGTTATGTAACTACTGGCTCAGTCGGTAGCTCTATTCAGATTATAGATAAAGCTAATGGTTTTGATTTCTCATTGGATATCCAAAACAATAGCTATCAATCAGGTTATCGATATTCTATTACAGTATCTGAACCAAACCATGATTATGAAGACCCTGGCTTTAATTTGCCAGTATTCGAGAATGCTTCACAATTAACATTAACCGTTAACGAAATCGTATGATAAACCTCAAAAATTTAATCGACTTTTTACCTTTTGAATATAAGGACCAAGATACTTATAAGGTAAATGGTAAAGGCATCTTAGAGAGGTTTCTAGAAATTTGTGGAGAGCATTTTGAAGATTATATTACAAAGGATATTGAGAATATATTGGATATTATCGATATAGATAAAACCCCAGATATGTATCTCAATTTCCTTTGGCAATTTCTTGGAGAAATGCCCTTTGCTTATGGGAACACGATAGATGCACAGAAATGGGCAGAGTACTTTAATGGGTTCTACTCGGATAGTAAACTCCAGGAGTTATCTAAGCTTTGGATAATACCCAAAGAGGGACCTTTTACTTTAACCAGTACTCAGGTAAGAAACATCCTGAAGTATTCGATATCTCTTTTTAAAATAAGAGGTACCTCTGAGTTCTTCGAAATAATTATGAGGCTGTATGGGTTAACCTGCGTAGTAACTGACCCTGCAAAGGCTGATAGTTATGATGGTTGGGTAAAAGGTAATCCGCACTTTGACCAGTATTACCATTATGACGATAAGTATACCTATGATAATACTTTCGATTGTTCTCAATGTATACCGGTAACCTTTAGACTTACCGGTCATGGATATACTTCGAACTCGGCAGCTTTCAGAAAATTTAGAGAAGCCGTAGAGGCTTTCTTTAAAAGATTCATACCCTATCATGTATCTTTCGATATTCAATATGGGTTTACCGTAAATGATGGGTATACAATTAAAGCTGAGTTAGTAAATCCGGACCAACCCAATCTTATTACTTCATATACCTCTGAAGTACCGGTAAAGGTAACTGTAACCTCAGATTGGGTGAATGCAGATTTGAGATATCAAATATCGAGTGATAGAATTAACTGGGGTTATACTAAACATGAAAGTGGTTCGGTATTTAATATTCCAAGGGCTGGTACTTATTACTTTCGAAGCGTTGGGGATAATTCTAAGATAACCCAAATTACCGTAAGGCAGGAAACTTATAACCGTTCATATACTATTTCTTGTGACCCTATTACTGGAAAGATAACTCCTACTAACCTAAAAGTAAGTACAGTAGTAAGGGCAAACGTATCCTATAAGGGTACCGTGAAAACTTGTAATGTACGATTATCTGGTACGGATATAGTGAAAGTCTCTGGCTCAACTTGGGAATTTTCAGAGCCTGGTACCTACATCTTTGAGATTGTAGAGTTCCCAGTAAAGCAAACTTCATTTGTTGTAACTCGAGAAGAGATTACATATAAGGTAAGATGTACACCTTCTGAATTTAGAGTTGGGGATAAGCAAAGTATCAAGGATGCTACTACCACTCTTACCATCGAATCGAATTACCCAGAATCATTTACTGGTGAACTATACTGTAGGCTAATTGGTGATACTAAGTTGTTTAAGAACGGTGATAAGTTTACTGCTAATAGTTATGGTACTTATAAGTTTAAATGTACACTGGATAAAAGGGAAACCGATGAAGGTGTAGGTATATTCGAAGTAGTATCTGGTAAGACTGCAGTATATAGAATTACTGTTAGCCCACCAACAGTCACATTATTCAATGGCTCTGCAAAAGCTACAGTAAAGATACAACGTATTTCTGGTAATGGAGATGATTACAGAGTAAGGGTAATTGAAACTGGGGAAACCTTTAATGCTCAGAATGGTTATGTATATACTGCAAATAGGGCAGGGACTTATACTTTCCAGTCTGTAGCTTACCCTACTGCTAAGACTACTTTGGTAGTTAATAATTCTCCAGTAGTATATCAGAATAAATTAAAGATAGTACCTTCGGATGCTACAGACAGTCATTGGAAAGAACCCAACTGGGCATTACCAGAAGACCAGATAGATGATACTTATGCAGTATACCAATTACTGGATGAGAAGTCTGCTTGTAAGTTCCATCTTGAGGAAATGAAAAATGGGGTCAATGTAAGTGGTACTGCTACCTGTGATGAGAACGGGGAAACCTATAACCTTGATGAGGAAATTGTTCTTACCAAGGCTGGGACTTATACCTTTGTGGCAGATGATGGTTCTTCATTAAGATGTCAAGTAATACTGGAAGATTATCCTACAATCATCGAGATTTCTTGTACTCCTACTTATGCAGAACTAAAAGGGAATGTTAAACAAGTATCTACTTTAATCAAGTGTACTTCTAATAAACCTGACTTCGATAGTAGAATAAGGGAAGTTGGTAAAGTAACTACTTATGACGCAGGTGGTGCTGGTTATGAATTTGTAACTGCACAAGCTGGAGAGTATATATTCGAATCAGTGGTAGATACTTCGAAGAGAACTAAGTTCACCGTAGTAGATGCAGACCTTTTAAGTGTTAGTCCTCAAAAGTTAGAATGGGAACATGATGACCTCTCAGAGAAAACATTTACCATTACAACTTACAGTAATCAATCTTGGCAAATAGTAGAACAATGATAAATTCAACAATCGATAGAATAACAGAAACCACAACTCAGTCTTTATTCAAGACATTCACTGTGGGTATATTGGGAGAGTGTACACAAATATTGTATGATTTGAGATGGATGATAATCCTTGCAATAATTCTAATCCTATCAGACTTATGGTTTGGGTTATCTGCAAGTAGGTTACAGAAAATCGAAATTCGAAAATCTAGAGCTGGAAGAAGAACTCTAAACAAGATAGTAGATTATATCTGCTATGTTCTACTTGGTGCTGTACTTGGTAAAGCTATTGGGGAACCCTATGGGATGAACCCAATAGTGGTATCAATAACGGTTATGGTAATATGCTACTGTTTCGAAGTAGATAGTATATATGGACACATCTGTGAAATACATGGTATTAAGAAACGGTATAGTATATGGAGAATACTCTTTAAATTGTTAACCTTAAAGTTCAAGGATGTAAGTGAAGCATTTAAAGATATGTCAGAACAAAAGAATCAATTTAAAAATACTAAGGACAATGAAGACGTACTTTAAGTATGAAGGTATTATTAAATCAAAGGAAGCAGCAGAGGCAATTGCTGCTCCTTCTGGTTTAGGACCATTCTGTGGATTTGGCTCAGCTACCATAAATGGTAACAAGTTAGTGGTATCTCCTCAGGGAGTTGCTGGAAGTAAGTATGCCAATGTAATCAAGGATAGGATTATGGCAAGGTATATGGCAAAGGCTTCAGAAGATGGAGAATTGCCAGATGTAAACTTTGGGTGTATTTCAAGGGATGGGTATGTATTTATATCTGATGAACAAACTATTACCATTGAGAACATCCAAGGTACCCAAGGTTCAACGGAAGAGGTATTACTCTTTGCAGTACACACTACTATCTCCGAACCTGTAGATAACCCAGTAGACTTTGTAGCTTATTGGAATGAATCCTCCGAAAGCTTCTACACCTTGTTTAAAAAGTCTCTGGATATTTATTATCCGATTGCCGAAGAGAATCGTACACCGGATATCATTAATAATGATGTATATTCTAATTACGATATGACCTATAGCAATCTTCTAGAGATGGTAGAGAGTGCTTGCCCTTATTACTCTAATAATAATAAAACTTCCGTTGTTCTTATCGGAGTATATGGTAAGGGTACTGATGCAATGACCAAACGAAATGAGAACTTTGCTATCGTACCCTATCAGGGTAAGTTCCAAGAAATCCCTTATACTACTGCTGCCCAGAGTATGATGAAAGAATCAGTGAAAAGAGTAGAACAGATAAATTCAGGCTTTCCAGTAGTAGATGAATCGGGTACTAAGTTAAATATCAAGCAATACATTGATAGTCAAATTGAGGCTATCAGAAAAGAATTCTCTGAATCTCTGAGTACTGCTAACTTACCAATAGGTTCTATCATCCTTTGGGAAACCGATGTAATACCCGATGGTTGGGCAGAATATACTAAGGCAGCTGGTAGAATAGTTATTGGTTACCAAGCTGGAGGTGTTCAAATTGGGGATGAAGTAATGTTACAGAATGTTGGAGATTACTATACACCAACTAAGGGTAATTTCTTAATCTCTATTAAAGGTGATGACCTTCCTAAGCATAGGCATGCTCTTGGTGTATCTAAAGGTAAACAAGATGATGCCAATAACTGGGAGAACGTTCGTCCTCAATCTTTCTTTAATAGGGAGACAGGGTTGAATGGGGATTTCGGTAGAGGAACTCCTACCAAGGGTATTCAAAATGGTGCTATCGTAGTAAGCTGGAATCTATTAGGGGAATCTTTCTTACAAGAAACTTCGGTAGAAACTTTGGATATTGAAAAATTGCCACCGACTATTAC